GAGGCTGGCGTAAAGGAACATCTCCTGCTGCTGACGGTCGTCTCCTCTCATGGCGTCTCTACAGGAGTAAAGACGCACAAAACATTTCCGAGGTGTCTTGTTCTGGCGTTTTTCAGCGACCTGCTAAGCCATATCTTATTGCTAACATTCCCATCAGATCTAATTTTTAACCGATGCCAGTTTGTATCTGGAGCAACTCCAGTATTTACCAATGAACCTGTCCAAGAATTTGGTGTATGGAATGCGAACATGAAATTTGGATCTGTTCCCGCTAGGTATCGCAAGACCAAACCTCTTGGAGGATTGTCCGTAGTTCCTGCTGCAAGACCAAGGAAGAAATTACTTGCAGTGTAACTAGTTGAATTTGGATATCGAAAAATTATAACTATTTCCCAAGGAATATTAGTTTTGGCAAGCAGAGATTCTGAATCCGATGTTGAATTGTAATGTGTATCAAAAGCCCATGCGGATCTATTGCCACTGGTACTTGTTGTAGAAATTGTTATTACTCCATGATGCATTCCGTCTGTTGTATATGATGGATTGTTAAGGGTAGTTGATCCGGTTACGCGAGTAAAAATAACATCACCAAAATATGCAGGTGTTCCTTGGCTGAAAAATGAAGGAAAATCTGTTCGGAAAAGGACATATCTTGTATCTGGTTTCCAATCGGAATTTCCTGTTCCTGCTGGACCAGTAGCGCCTTGAAATCCTGTAGCACCTTGAGGACCTGCTGGACCCTGAGGACCTGTAGCGCCTTGAGGTCCAGCAATTCCTTGAGGTCCTGTAGCACCAGTTGCACCTATTGGACCCTGAGGACCTGTAGCGCCTTGAGGACCTGATGGACCCTGAGGACCTGTAGCACCTTGAGGACCTGCTGAACCTTGAGGACCCTGAGGACCTGTAGCGCCTTGAGGACCTGATGGACCCTGAGGACCTGTAGCACCTTGAGGACCTGCTGAACCTTGAGGACCCTGAGGACCTGTAGCGCCTTGAGGACCTGATGGACCCTGAGGACCTGTAGCACCTTGAGGACCTGCTGAACCTTGAGGACCCTGAGGACCTGTAGCGCCTTGAGGACCTGCTGGACCTTGAGGACCCTGAGGACCTGTAGCACCAGTAAATCCTGTAGCACCTATTGGACCTGCTGGACCTTGAGGTCCCTGAGGACCTGTAGCACCTTGCGGACCTGATGGACCAGTTGCCCCAGTTGCACCCACAAAAAACTGAGCATTGTTGGTGAAATACGTTTCCCAGTCAATCGGCAAATTCTCTTTTGTGATTAATTGCCTGTTGGTCCCAACAATGATTTTGATATCTTTTGCCATCTTTTGTATTTATGAATTTGGTCTTTTCTATAATTTAGGCAACTTCAGCAAGTGTTGCCCAAGCAAGGAACCAGCAACACCTAGCATGACGTAAATAAGCGGTTTCAAGAAATCAAAGATTTTGGAAACGTCTTTTCCTCTCACTGTCACTTCAGTTTGAAACTCTTCTAGTGCTTGAACACGTTCAACATCAGACTTTGTATCTTGCAATTTCTGAATTTCCAATTGTCTTGCGAAATTCTCAGACTCCAGTTTCAGAACACGCCCATTGAGTTTTTCCAAGTGCTTGTTAATTGATTCAAGGCTTGATTGAATAAATGCGTACTGTTGAATTAGGAGTTTTTGAAATTCGAGTTCTGACATCTGAAACCTCTTACAAATTAACACTCGCAGGCAAATTGCTTGCGATGATTCTGCTGGTTCCTGTTGCTCCGTTGTATAATGGCGCTGAAGATGCGTTGTTCAAATTATTGCCAACAATTTGATAATTATCACCAGAACCATTTGCAATATAGATTCCCTCCGTTTGTACGGCTCCTTGAGTGCTTGCAAAATTACCAATACGGCAATTTGTAATAGACCAATTGGAAATATTCGGACCAATATAAATTCCCTGTTGTGACCCACCAACGCCAGCCAAACCGTTGTTTGCAACGGAGACACCATTCATATGAAATTCGTTCAAACCACTTCCTATTAACAAGACACCCTGACCGCCGTTTTCCCGTATTGCACCACCAACAATTCTCACATCACGAATTGGACCACCAGAATAAGTGTCAATCAGTATTCCCCTGCCCTCAATATCATCACCACCACCCCATGCGCCTACTCTTCCAGTATTAATAAAATATGAGTCGTTCAGCAAAACGCCTTGAATCAAACTCGTATTGTCATATGTGCTCAACAAAACTCCACAATCAATATTGCTGTCAAACCAGCAATCGTTGATTCTGACATTGAATATTGATTTGTTTTGAGGAGCAAACAACAGTAGTCCACGGTGGAAGTGAGACACAAATGAACTATTCAAAGCGATTCCATTCCCCCCTTCAATCACAAGACCGTTAGAATACGGAGAAACACTTCCAGTAGCACTTAAATTTCTGATCCATGTATTTTCAATCAAAGTATCAGAAGAATCTGCTATACGAATTCCAATATTGGCAGCAAACCACACATAACTATTCAGGATTTTAACGTCATAACTGTTTAATATGTAAATTCCATAGGCATGATTTTTCACTGCAACACGTTCCATCACAAACCCATGATTTGCCCCGGAAATAATGAGTCCTGTTCCAGAGCTTCCATCTGCTGTTGTGCTGTTTTTATTCCCAGCACATATTGTCAGATCTCTCAAACCAGCTTGACTAGTCAATGTTCCAGAAACTCCGCTAAGATTAAAATTCAGGCTGCTGGAAGTGCTGGAATTTTGAACAATATATGTGCTTTCCATTCCAGCACCAGCCAACACTAACCTTCCATTTATTGTCAGTAGTGAAGTAATTCTGTAAGTCCCAGCAGGAAAAAACAGAATTCCAACACCAGCAGTGGTTGCGCTATTGATGGCTGATTGAATTGCCGATGTATCATCTGTTGTCCCATCGCCAACAGCCCCAAACTTTTTCACGTTGTGTACTGGAATGTTTTGAACATACGAGAAATCAATATTTCCTTTAAACTCTGTTGCAGTGACGGAACCGTTGACCTGAACAACGTCACTGGAATCATCGCTGTTCTTATTGACAAGAATTTTGCCAACGTTTATAAGCCTGTAACCAGCAGCTTGAACATCACCCAGCCAGTTTGCAATTGCGTTTTTGACGGCATTGATGTGGGCTGATGTGATTAATGAGTATTGAGTAACATTGGGTGGCCATGCCATAGTTCTATTCGTCCTTTATGAGAAATTCTAGGTCTTCAGAAAGTTTCCAGTTGCCTTCAGGCAATTTCTGAACGGCAAGAATCAGATTAATGGCACCACTAGCAGCAGCTTGAAGTTGCATTTTCTGCTGTTCCAAGTCCGCAATGGCTTTAGCATATTTCAGGAAAAATTGTTTTTCTTCAGGGGTAAGTTTGTGTTTCATCAACAGTATTTATGATTTTGTGACTTTCCAAATCATGAAGACTAAATATTGTTAGTCTTTCATATCAATCTGCAAGTGTGGCATGAGTCCTCGATGATTCATGCCACATTTTTTTAGTCACTGGAGTATGCGTGTTGACTAAATACATTTGCAGATTGAATATGAAAGAAATCATCAAATCCTACAAGACCGAGTTAAAACCCAACAAAAGGCAACGCGAGTACCTTACTGGTGCATGCGGTGCATCTAGATTTGTCTATAACTGGGGTTTGGACCAAGCCATCAAGCACTATAAGAAGACCAAGAAATATATTGGAAAGAGATCTGAATGCTGCAAGAAATCTTCAGAGATTAGCTTTTAGTACCGCTAGGTCGGCGGGATTTGAAGCCTGTGGAGAAACACCCGTTGGGGGTTCGATGAAGCAGGAAAAGCCATTGTTTTCAATGGCTTAGACCGAATTTACTTTAAACGGTCCAATCGTTAACGGAAACATCAGTGACGATATCAATGTCTGCTCCATTAATATTTACAGTTGTCTTGGTGACGTTCAAACTGATATATTTTCCATTTTGTCCGTTTGTTCCTGAATGTGTATGGTTGATGCTTGCCTTCCCATCAAGTGCAGTCTCAAGACTTGTGATCTCACTGATCGCATGAGTATGACTCGCAGGAGCAACACCAGACAAATCAGAAAACGTATGAGTATGACTCGCAGGAGCAACACCAGACAAATCAGAAAACGTATGAGTATGACTCGCAGCAGCAGCACCCAGTGCTGTTCTGAATTCAGTTGGATAGTTTATCTGAAAATTATTGCCAGTGATTTGTAGACCAGCACTACGCAAAACACCATTGGTTGCCTGTATGTTTCCGTTATCTACATATATGCTTTTATCGTTTCCAACAGTGATATCACCAGAAAACCAAGACGGGCCAAATCGGCGCAAGGTATCGGAGTACACTGTATCCGCATATACTTGGGTGATTTTGTCCGCATTGATGGTGCTGTTAATGATGGTTGAACCATTTATGGTGATGTTCGATCCTGAAATGGTTCCAGTGATTTGACTGGCGTTGATTGTACCAATTTGATTTCCTTGAATTGTACCAGTAATTTGACTTGCGTTAATTGATGCAATTTGGCTTGCGCTAATGGTTCCAGTGATTTGACTGGCGTTGATTGTACCAATTTGATTTGCTTGAATTGTCCCAGTGATTTGACTTGCGTTAATTGATGCAATTTTATCAGCCGTTACTGAACCATTCACAAGAACAGAACCATTGATTGTTACGCTTGAACCAGCAGTGATATCACCTGCTAACGCATTTGCGTTTACCGTAACACTTCCACCATTGATTGTTCCAGTCAATTTTTCGGCTGCGATAGTAATGTTCTGAGAAGAACTAATGGTTCCAGTCAAAACACCAGCATTGATTGAAACACCTTGCCCCGCCGTGATGTTGCCAGTCAATCTCTCGGCTGCAATGAAAATACTTTGATTTGCTGTTATGTTTCCAGTAATCACGTTAGCATTTACAGAACCAATTTGACCAGCAGTAATCAAGCCGATAATGTTCTGAGCATTGATTGCCCCAACATGGTACAACTTCAGCTTGCCATTGATAGCTTCAGCTTCAGTGACTTGTTGCCAAACGTTGTTGTTGTTTTTCCACCAAGTGTCAGAATTGCTGTTGTAATAGTAGGAACCTACAGGATAGGCAGTGTTCGGCAACACTGGTGCTGAAGATTCAATGGCAATTGGTCTTAACGCATAACTATATTTCTGTAAATTGTCTATGATTTCATCCGCTAATTGACTGCTAAGGATAACGCCTTGGATGACTGATGCGGAAACTGCTACGTCTGATCCTTGAATCGTTCCCTGTATGACACTCGCATTGACATTGACGTTGTTGCCTTCAATCGTTCCCTGAATTGCACTGGCATTGACTGAAGCAATTTTCTCTTTTGTGATCGAACCATCAGGAATCACTGCGGATTGAATAGTCGTATTCTGTGGAACAGGTTTCTTGATAGCCTGAATCAAATCAGCAACACTTGGTTTCGGACCAAACGAAACTTTGTATTTGACTGTATCGGCTGTAATCCATTCATAATCTACTTGCGTTATCATCACATAATCATCAACAGCGTACTTCTCTAACTTCAGCCGTAAACTCTGTCCAACGTCAAACCCTGGAACCAACGTTTCAAATGAACCTGTAATTTTCGGATTGACTCTTTTGTCCAGCTCCGCTTGAGCAAGCAATTGCGCAATAGCTTCAACACTCACTTCCCTATCAACAATTACTTTTTCTACAACCCTTCCTAAGGAAGCCTGAGAAGCCGGATTGTCTACAGTGACTCGAATTTCCGTACCATCAAACTGAAGACCACCAAGAAACGTTACTCTGTTGGCAAATGCGCTAGTGTCTTTTTGGAAATCTGTAATTGTTACTTTGACGTATTCAGGATCACTCACATCATCCGTGAGTTTGTACGGTGCTGGTGGAGCATATAGCAGACTCATGAAATATAGCTTGTTATCAGGACTCAACCACCATTGCCCATTCACCATTTTTGCCAAATCAGAAAACACTTCAGCAATTGGCTTGTCCTTGATTTCATATTGTGGAAGTGTGGCAAGGGATAGCACATTTGTTGTATCGCATGGCAAGTACTTGGAACACAAATCTTCAATGATATATTTGGTGTTTTTGTTTGTGTAACTCTCACTGGTGATAATCAAGTCACTTAGGGTTTTTTGGAATTCTTCAATTTCCAGTAAATACAAATGGGCAGTAGGGTTGATTTCCTTTACGCTTGCCCTAGTAATAAAACCACGATAGATAACTTCATCCGTTGCAGCGTCCTTAATGACAACAGCACTGTTCAAGAACCGAGTGGAAATGCTCCAATCGTATGCGGCCAAATCATATTTTGCGATATCATACAACGCTTCTTCTTGGGCAGTGGCTCGAATAGTCAATGATGCCTGTCTGGACCTGTTGGAAAGTCCTTTTGATAACTTGGTATCGGCTAAAATGACTCTGGAAGTAACTTCTTGATTATCGATGAATACCTTGACTCTCATGATTTACCCTCCAGCAACAGCCGATGCGAGTTTTTCCATTACCAGATTTGCCACTTCTTCAGGATCAGAAACACCATTGACGTTGATGGTAATTTCTCTCGGTCCAGCAGAAACCATATTGGCAACGTTTTTGCTGATTTCTGAGAGATGATTTCTTGATGCCAACGTATAATCAGTAATCCATTCCAACCATTTTAGATCAATGACTTTATCATCCGCACCTAAAACCAAAACTCCATCATGCCACATTTTATAGAGTAGATCCTGAATGCCACCAAGATAAGGCATCCAATCGTTCAATTTGTTGATAATGATTTCAGCATTGATATAGGTGTATCGTGTGTTCTCTTCAATTTTCCCAGTGTCTTTCCCGATGCCGTGCATTTGGAAAACACCGATAACACCAGTAACTGCGGAAACAACCCCAGAAACCATGTTTATTGCTGAAGAAATTGCACCGCCTGCTACAGCAGAACCAGCAGAACCAGCATTTCCAGCAGCACCAGCAGCGTTACCAGCAGCACCAGCAGCACCAGTTGCAGCATTTGCAGCACCACTTCCAGCACCGAAAATATTTTTGAATTTGTTTCCGATATCGTCAAGCAAACCACTCAGGCTACCAAGACTACCTTCACCAGTTAGCAATTTGCTCAAACTGTTTGTGACAAAATCAGTGAGAGACTTGGTAACAGGACTGATGAATTTATCTGTAAAGACACCCGCTAAATCACCAAGTAATTTCTTACCCTTTTCTCCCCAGCTTGTATCGCCTTCAAATAGAGATTTGCCTATATCGGTTGCAAACGTGCTAATGGAAGAAGAAACGTCTGTGACAAAACTTTCATAATTTGTTTTTTGCTTATCAAGACCATCTTTCGTTAACTTGGCGATTGCGTCTTGTGAATTTTTCCAAGCTTTTTCTAATTCATCCTGAGAAGCAATACCAGAATTTTTCAGGGTTTCATATGCGTCCTTGATTTCTTGGACTTTTGCTTCAATCGCAGTCTTATCAGGCAAACCAAGAGTTTTCCATGCGTTTGCTACGGCTTCAGCATTCTGTTTCGCAACGCTTGCTGCACTTGGGAATTGAGCATTGAAAGTTGTTCCAAGTGTTGTGACGTCTTTATTAATGCTGTCGATGGTCTTGTCCAGTTTGTCCAAATCATTGTTGAAATTGGTAACCGGATCCCCCATCTTTTCCATTGCAGCTTTCATTTCACCGATTTTCTTAGCTAACTTTTCATGGTTTACAGAATTTTCGGCTGCCTTAGATGCAACGTATGCTAAACCTTCTCCATAATCTTTTGCTGTTGGATAGACCTTTTTGAATTTGATAGTTACTTCATCAACGGCTTTTGATAAGGCATTTGTTTTGGTTGTATGATCGGAAACTGTTTTTGTGTGATTGTCCAGTGAAGTCTTAGACGCATCAACATTTTTCTTCAGGTCTTCATGTTTCTTGGAAGAATCATCAACTGCCTTTGTATGGTTCTCTACTGGTTTTTTGTCAAATGAACCATTCAACGTTTTCAGTTTGTCTGTGAGCCAATTCACTGCTGTTCCAAGAGCATCAAAGACCGTCTTGATTCCAGCCAACATGTTTGTAACGACATTGACGATTCCTTGAATTGTTGCCTGCACTACGGATGTTTGAGAAACGGCATTTAGAAATCCACCAATTGCAGTTATGACACCACCAACTACTGTTATTATTTGATTGAATGCAAGTTTGACACCTTCAAGGACAAAAAGAAAAACATCTTTCAGAAATGCTCCGACAGAATCCACGGCTTGCCGGAATGGCTCGAAGTTATCGTATGCCCATTTGGCAAGCATGAATGCACCAACAGCAGCAGCAGCAACACCAATGATTGTTGAGAACCCTCCAAGTGCTGTTACTGCCCCAGAAATAGATGGACCAAAAGAAATAAATGTTGTCTTCAATGCTCCCAGTGCAGCCGTCAATGTTCCCGGCAATGACAACATGCTCGACATTGCACTGGCAAATCCTGAAAGTGCTAGCATTGCAGGACCAATAGCAGCAGCAAACGCTGCGATACCTATAGCAGCGTTTTGCACTGGTTGAGGAAGAGATGTAAACCAATTCACGGCTTGAGTAAGCCATTGAATCGCAGTTTGCAAAACACCAGCAAGAGACTGAAATGCTGGAACCAGTGCTTGTCCAAGTGGTATGAGTGCTGATTCCACTTGGTTCTTCAACTTTGTTAATTCGGCATTGATGCCTGTTCCCATCAAGTTAGCAGCTTTTTCTGCAGCACCACCACTGTTGTTTAATTCAGTTGTGAGTTTTTGAAATTCCGGCAAACCACCTTGCAGAGCAATAATGGCTCTTGCGCCTTCAACACCAAACAACTTGATAGCTTCACTTGCGGAAATATTTTTGTCTTTCAATTGCTGGATAATATCAGCAAGCGGCAACATCTTTCCCGACGCATCGGTGAATGTCAATCCCAATTGGTTCATCAATTCGGCTTGCTGTTTTGAGGGGTTCAGCATTTCTCGAATTGCAGCCGTCAAAGATGTTCCAGCTTGCGTTCCCTTCAAACCGTTGTTGCTCATAATGCTCAATGCTGCTGCTGTTTCTTCAAGGCTAAGTCCAGCCATATGGGCAGCACCACCAGCCATTTTGAGAGATTCTCCTAATTCAGGAACACTGGTAACCCCAGCGTTAGCGGCCATTACAAGAACGTCGGTGGCATGGGCAGCGTCATTAGCAGTAAGTCCAAATTGACTTAAAGTGCTAACTAGCAACGCTGATGCGTCATTGAGTGCCATTTCACCAGCAACGGCAAGGTTTGTTGTTGGTCCAATGGCCGCAAACACTGCGTTTACGTCCAGACCTGAAGCCAACAATTCCTTCATTGCTAGCGCGGATTGAGTAGCACTGAATTGTGTCTTCTGCCCCATTTCTAGGGCTTTTTGTTTTACTTGTTCTAGTTCAGCAGCAGTTAAATCTGAGACTGCCTGAACCCCATTCATTGCGACTTCAAAGTCCGCTTGCGCCTTTAAGCTAACACCACCTATGGCAGCAATAGGGGCAGTAATTCCAGCAGTCAAAGTTGTACCAGCACTAGCTAATCGGCTGGACATGTTATCAAAGTTTTTGCCGATTTTGTCTAGTTCTTTAGTGACAGAACCCATTGAGGACTGAAATTGGGAAATGTCCGCGCCAACCCGAACTAACAGTTCTCCTAAAGATGCCATGGCACTATCCTAATAACTTCGTAATCGTTTCGGCAATCCTGAGCATTTCCTCAGGACTCTTTTCTTCTTTTTGTTTTTCTAACAAAGATGGGAAGAAGTCTGAAGGCTTGTATGGCGTCTTCTTTTTCTTAGCATCCCTGTTGGCATTAGCTATCATGGTTGCAATAATTCCTGCCCTGTAGTCCTTCACCTTCTCATTCATCTTGAAGTACTCAACCAATTTGCTGAATTCATATGGAGTAAGACTCCAGAAAAACTCATTATCAAGTTGCAATGTCCCAACACCAAATGCCCATAATTCAATAAAGTCATAGTCTTTTGTTACTTCCCTTTTTTTGGGTTTTGGGTTCCCTTCAGGTCCAATTCAGAAACCTTCTTGCCGTTCAACGCAAGACTGATGGAATCCATGATGTCTGGTATTAGGTCAATGCTGATTAGTTCTGCGACTAAATCAGGAGTCATATCAGACTTGTCTGTTAAGGCTTCATAAATCACGTCAGGAAGAACAGTTTCGTCTAACTTGGACCAAGCTTCCCCGTTCAAAAAAGAATATCCAAATTTCTCTTTAAGGCGCTTGAAGACTCCTAGATTGAACCGAATCTCTCTCTTGGAACCATCGGAAAACGTGATAACTTGTGTTTGTGTAGGTAGCATAAAAAACCTCTCGAACAGTATTTATCTTTTCATAATTTTCAAGAAAAAGAAAAAGTGCTGGCAAGCGTGGGAAACTCGCCAGCACTTGAGAGGGAAAGAGGAGATCAAGCTGAAATTATTTATTACACAGTAACAATCTGCGGCTTTCCAGTAATCTTTATGGTTGCACTTGCAGTGAGGGCTTCCTCCATACTCGCATCAATTTCAAATGAAGTGAGGAAACCACGGAATGCCCAAGCCTTAACAGGATTCACTGGAAACTCAACACGCCAGTTAGAAACAGCACCAGTTTCTAGTGCAGTCTTTAAGGCAGTATGACCTGTTAAAGCTGGATCAAACACCAAGTCAAAACTCACTTCCCCACCATCACGCATACCGGGAATATACTCTCGGAAATGATCAGCAGAATCCTGAGAAGTGACTTCAACAGCATCAATGCTGAAGCCTGAAATGCTGATATCTGTTACCTTTGCAATGGCTGTAAACACTTCAGGGGATCCGCCATCACCCTTTTTTAGAATTGTGGAATGAGCAAAAACTGACATATCTTTTTTCTCCTAGGAGTGAATTTGTGTACAAGTACACAGGTATTTAGTTTTTTCCAAATCTCTACTCGCGGTAATAGAAATCAAACCTTGCGATAATATAATACTGCTGGGTTTCCTCATCATACATATCCATGTTGGTTCTATGTACCACGGCAGCAATTTCATAATTCTGTGAATTGTACGTCACATTGATAGGCCAGTGGATAAAACACTCTTCAAGTTTTCTGTAATTCTGAAATAGCACGGCTTGAGTGTTTGCTACCAGCATGAATTGCACTTGAGTAGATTTCAAACCTGCTGTTCCCGTCAATTCATTGAACGTTTCAGTCCCTATAGTGGTGCAAACAATGTATGGTGTTGGGTTGTTTTGCGGGGCAGTGATCCAATGAATTCTCGGGGATACACTTGCCATGTTTGGGTGATTTCTTAAGTAGGTAGTGATGATTTCTTGAAGTGGTGTCATTTTTTCACCGTCTTTTCGATTAGTTCTTCCAAACGTTCTTTAATACGTTGCGCTACGGCTTGCCGTTGTGACTTGATAGCAGGACCCATAAAAGGCTTGGGAGCACGTTTGGCTGATCCGAATTCGACTATGTGAGCATATGGGGCATAGCCTAGGGTAGAAGCTTTTTTCCACTTATAATTCATTCCAACAATCACTGTTGGTTTTTTCCTGTTCTTTTGTTTGCCGTATGAAGCGAAAATAGCACTTCTCAAATTACCAGTACGAACAGGAACAATCCGTTTTGCTTCATCTTCAATCAACTTAGCACCAGCCATAATCGCCTTGAGAATCTCTTCAGATTCCATTTGGTCTATCAGTTTATTGACTTGCTCAGTGACTTCTTTGAGACCTGTTACTGTTGCCCATTTTTTCGTAATTACTGATTTTGCCATAGGTTAACTCGCTTTCCAAACCCGAAGTTCCATCCATCTATTGCGTTCATCACCAAATCGAATTTCATGAATATCATATGGAACACCATTATCAACAAGTCTCATTGTCGTATCAATATCTTCTCTATATCGCATCATATAGAAAATATCTTCTTCTCGAACTACTCGACCAGCAGTGAAAAACTCCCTTGCAGGTCTTGAACGTCTTTTTGCCCAAACTACAGCATGAGGAGTCCATGTAGATATTTCCGCACCAAACGCATCAAGCGTTGTTGTTTTGGATTCGATAACAACCAGTCTGTCTAATTCCGCAATTTTCATTAAATGACTCCGACGTATGAAAGTGGAGTGTGAAGCCGTTCTGAAGCTAAAAGATTGACTACAGCAGAAGGCATTTTGACTTCGCCTTCGCGGTTCTCATATAGACTCGCAGCATAAATCAAGAGTGCCTGTTTGTACTTTTTCGGAATATCCGCAGCATTGGCAAAACCAGCGTCAAAAGTAATTACAACATTGCCGTCTGAATCAACTGTGATGTTCAGGTTTGAGAGTGTTTCGTCCGCATAGGGAACCTCAATTTGTTTTACTGGTCCTGTGACAACCATTTTGTAGGTCTTCTTGCACCAACTTCTTTGAGTATAGGTTTCGAGAAATTCCCTTGCAGCCGTTATGAGTGATTCGAGATATGAATCCTCAGCATTGCCTGATATCTTTAGATGAACTTTTAGTTCATTCATCGTCACTGGTTCAAATGTTGGTTGCGTTGTTGGGTAAACTGTAAACGTGGTTGTCATGAGAGAACCTCAGAGAGTATTTATCATTTTTGATTTCTCCAAAAAAGAAAAGGGGGATCTGGAATGGTAATCCAGAACCCCCGGAGTGAGTGACTAATCAGGCTAACCCATCATTATTTATCAGGCAAACGTACCATATACCAAACTGGCTGGTCTGAAGATAGCAAGTGCGAGTCTCTCTTCAGCCAAAATCGTCACCATATTTTTTGTGAAATTATCACTGTGAGAACGGCTTACTTCAACAGTGGCATTCATCCGATCAAAGATACCAGCAGCCATATCAAATGCGCCAACTAGGAATTTGCCAACCGGAAGTGTGTTTGTCGCAACTACTGGGATACCCCAAATATTGGGCATGTTTCCAGTAATTGGGTTGGCAAACACATATGACCCCTGAGTGTCCTTCACTAATTCGATATCATGCCAATCCTTAGGATTCAGCACGATACCAGTAACCGGGTAATCAGCAGCTTCTACTTGATAGACGGCATGACGCAACACATCAATTTTCGTATCATTAGGTTGACTTAGCGCGGTGTTATACGGAGTAGCAGCAGTGGCAAGACCTGTTAAATTCCCTGCTGTACCATTACCAGTTAGAATCTGTTGCTCTTCTTTGAGCTTCAACCCATAAACCAGACGGTTATCAATGTAGCTAGCAAGCATTGAAGAATCGTCTAGAACCTGGGTCGAAACAGTGATGTAGTGAGCAATGGTTCTCACTGGGGCAGTACCAAGCGAAAAAGTGATGTTCGATTCAGGCTTAGCAACGTTCTCATATGCGCCGGAGTCATACTGAACACCGGCATTATTTGTATAGACGTTCTCAACAGCAAACTCAACCATGTTGGAGTTTGTCGGATAAACTGGTAGCAAATCTCTCACAGTTAACTTGCGTTCGGGACCAGTGACGATGCCAGCAAGACGTTGTGCCTGCACTAATGGCTGCCCAAGCCCTTCAGCATTGATAATCGCCTTCTGATGAAGACTTCCAACATTTACAGCACCAGTAGTGAGAAAACCAGAATTCTTAAAATTCAACCAATTCTGAGTAGCAATTAACTGCTGCCCAGCAGTCTTGGCTTCAACAGATTTCTCTTCCACTGGGTTCTTGGTTAGTCTCGACTCGACAAGTGCAAATTTCTCCTGCACTTCCTTTTTGAGAGTTTCGATCTGATTTGCCAGCTTAGAAGCAACAGAACCATTCTCTTCATACTGTTTGCGTGCCTCTGCTAGCAGAACCTTTAACTCGTTTTGAACATTGATTAGATCTTCCATCTGAATGTCTCCTGTACGGTCTTGAAATTATCGATAATTTCCCTCAGTAATTTTTTGTCTACTTCGGTACGATAGTATTTATGATTTTCTGTTTTTCCAGAACTCATTTTGTCCAGCCGTTCAATGATTGATTCCAGCATGGACTTGATTTCTTTCAAATCATCGGTCCTTACAGTTTTCACTGTAACGACTTCTGCTAATTCATTTGCTGGAATTGGAACGATACTAGCTTCAAACAGTTCAATGTCCAGCAATTTCACTACACCATTATCTTCAGTGTAGTTTTTGACTCGATAGCCTATGCTCATCCCAGAAACATCGCCATTTTTGAGCAATTCATAGACTTCTTGCGCCTTAGCAACTTTCAGGTTCAATTGCCCCCTCACATACAATCCGTATGAGTCTTCCCTGAGATCTGTGAGTTTGCCGATCACTTCTTCATTATTGTGAGACCA